TCAACTGACCAACGACCGTTTGAGTCGGTGTCAAGATCGAAAACGCCAGCGGTAGTTACGTTAGTAGCAGCGCCTTGAACAGCAGTGATGTTGATAGTACGAACAACTTCACGGTTGATTTCAGCAAGAATTTCAGCCTGAAGGATATTCGCTAGTTCTGTTTCAGCGTCTAGACCATGGATTGCCTTCAAGTCTTGAGCAAGTTCCATAGTGTATTCTGCTTTTAGAGCACGTGATTGAGCAGTAACAGTTACTTTTTCAATCGAGAATGCCATCTGAGCAAAGTCGCCAGGACCAGCAGCGCCGTTAGCATAGTAAGAAGCGCCAAGTGCTTCAGCTGTAGCTGTTGGCATCGCAGTACCAGTGTTATAGGTAGTGTTCGCAGTCAATGGAGAAGTATTTGTTGCACCTGGGATAGTACCAACAAAGTTCTGACCGAAGCTGGAGTTACCAGAAACGATAGATGAGAATGAAGTATTAACTTCGTTATAGAATGTTTCGTTAGTGTTATTGCCACCGAACGAAGTGTTTGAAGTACCGTTACCTTGGTTGTTATACTTCGAACGCATAGCAAAGATCAAGCCAGTTGGGCCAGTCATTGGCTGAACGCCGCAGATGTCATAAGCGATAAGGTTAGGCATCGCACGACGAACAAGGCTGATCAATACAGGATCGAAAGTATCGATACCACCAGCGCCAGCAGTTGAGCTTGAAGTGCCCATAATGTTGCCGCCTTGTGGCTCAAGACCAGTTTCTGTAAGAGTTTGATATGAACCGTGAGCAGCTGATTCAGTAAGAGCACGTTGAGTGTTCTCAAGAATGATTGCTGTTACTGAACGACGGTGCGCATCAGTGATTGGGTTAAGATCGGCATGCTCAAGAATTGGCTGCCACTTCTTTTGGATGTCCTCAGCTAGATACATTTTTGTCTCCTTTTGTTTCTAGGATATTTTTTATTTATATAATTGTTATCTTTTAATCGACTTAGAGATCGCCTTAGCAATAGCTCCGATAGTTGGATCGCTTGCTACAATTGTTTCAGAAACTTCACCTTCAAATGTTTCTTCTACGATATTAGTAGAAACTGGTGCTTTCTTTTCTGTTGTGAAATAGTTTTCTTTGATAATAGATAGTTTTCTTGCATATGTATCAAGATCGCCGTCGAAATCCACGCCTTCTGCTAGAGCAGCAAATTTTTCTTGCTGAGATAGAGCAAGATCATCTAAGAAAGATTCGAATACATTTTCTTTTTCTACTTCAACAATAGCTTTCTTGTATTCTGAATTTTCTTCGATCAATTCGCCCATCTTTGCTTCAAGCATTTCAACTTTATCAGCAAGAGATTCTACAACATCAACCTTGTTTTCTGGGAGATCGATATAGTGTTCAGCGAATAGATTCTTCATGCCTTCGATAAATTCACCAGTAAGTTCGTTACGTAGTGAAGATTCGATAGCAACTTCATTCTCTTGCATCCAGTTCTCGACTACGTAGTAAAGGTATGAATCAAGACGAGAAGATAATTCTTCGTTAATTTCTGCTACAGCTTCTTCAAGCTGTGTTTCAAATTCTTCTTCAAGGCGAGCAACTTCAACCATCGCGCGAGCTGTCACAGCTGCTTCGAATAGAGTTGATGCCTTTTCTTTAAATTCTTCTGAAAGGTCAGAGCCAGCAAACATTTCTTCAACGTCTTCTTTTACAGAAAGTTTTGGCATTGGCATACGAGTCTTTGGGCCTTTTGTTGAAGATGCATAAGATGGCTTCATGTCAATTGATGACTGGTTTCCGCCTTCTGTAGCGCCGCCTGGAAGGTGAGAAGCTTCCTTGCCGATAAGAGCCATCGCGCTATCAAACCACTTTGTAAGGTCGTCCTTACGCATCGCATGCATAGCACCGATAGTGTGAGTGATGTAATCAATTTTTGATTTTGGATCTGAACCAGCCGAACGAGCTGCAGGCTTCAATGAATCCATTGCAGTTGTAGCTTCGTCAAGGTTATCAATCATTTCGTTTTCTTCTGACATCTGAGAGTCTCCTTAGTGGAATTTAGATTTATTTATAATTGTTACTGTTTAAAGGTGAGAGATGTTAAATAGTTCTCAAAAATGGCGATGCGCTGTTCTTCAAGCTGATTTTTTGACATAGCATGAATTTTCTTTTTCATGTTATCCAATTTTTCTTCATGCCATGTATCTTTAACAGGATCATAAAGCCATTCTACGTTTTCCATAACACCCTGAACGAAAGCATCTGGGGCTGAAGGATCAGCTACGATATCAGCTGCAGTTGCTAAACGAAAATCAGGTTGAACCATCATTGCTCCATCTTTAGGAACAAGAGAACCAAGTCCACGAGAAGAGACACCAAGCTGAGCACCAGACTTTAAAAGTCCTCTAGCAATATTACCCATTGGAGTATCTGTTAGTTTTGCTTTACCGATAAAATTATCACCATCACGTTTCAATTCAGTAATAATATGAGAGACGCGATCAAGATTAATTGCTGGTCCTTGTGGGTGGCCGAGCTCGCCATAAGCACGCTTATTCGCTACGACTTCTTTCATATAACGGTTTACTTCAGGCTCCATAACCTTCATCTCATAGATGCGACCGTTACGGTTCTTACGGTTTGCCTGTAAGAAGATACCGTGAATATAATGTTCCTTTTCGCCATTCTCTCTGGCTTCGGAAATATATTCTACTTCTTCGACGAGCTCTGTAATAAGTTTCATCTGATCAACCCTTCATAGCTACAGGCACCGCAGCGATATAATTTGATGCTGTATTCGCTGCTAGAGTTTCTGTAAAATATTTTTCAGCAACAACTGTTTGGCCATTCAACAAAGTGAAAGTACCGATAGTAGTACCATTTGCGTATGCGCGAGTAATCAACCAAGGAGCTGTATTGATATTTGTCAATCTAACAAAACGATTACCACCAAATGTGTTGGCAGTTGTGTTACAATATGTTTCTGTTGCAATTGTTTTTACAAAATCGGTCATACGTTTATTCCTGCTGCATTATCCGAAGCCATGTTCGGAAACATTGTTGGAGTTGACATTGGTGTATCATTCTGTTCATCTTCTTCTGGCTTATTGTGATCGCCATAGATGCAATAGTCATGAACTGAACCGATCATCTCTTTTGCTTGAGCGATCTTAGCCTGAACCCATGGCTCAATATGAACGTCTTTTGGCATAGAAGCTAACATATGCATTGCTTTATTAGCAATCGCTTTTAGCTCTGTACGAACCATATCAATCTCTTCGCCTGTATCATTTGTCTTATGTTTTGCTATATCACCACCAAGCAATGGCTGGACTGCATATGCTTCTTCGACTTCTTCATTACGCTGTTTTGCATAATAAGCAGCGAGAGCCATCTCTTTACGCTTTTCCTTTGATTTACCAGCAAACTTAGGATTTTTTGAGTGGACAAAATCGTGGATAGTCTCACCAGCAGTTGTTGATTTAGTTAGCACTTCATCAATCTGATCTTCTTCTTTGATACCCTTGGCCTTTCCAGCAGTAAGTTTTTTTACAGAAATTCCTTTTGAAAGATTCTCTATTTCTTTACGAGAATCTGCTTTAGAAGTTTCCCATGGTTTACGGTATGCTTTTGGGGAATTCGTAGCATAAGATTTTGGGTTATCTTTATATTTTGTAGCAGCGCGACTTAATGGGCGAATACCCATCTCATCAAGCTCTTCTTCTTTAATTGGTTTTACAGACATACACTCTGCCATGCCATGAACTGGGCAGGATTTACCTTTTGGTGTATTGTTGCATTGAGCATCTTCTGCTTCTTTTGCCTCATACACACCTTCTTTTTGTTTATTATAAGGAGCTTCTTTAGTACCACCCTTGTAAACATGTTCGCCGTTACCTACGCGATCATCATGCTTTTCTACTGAATGTTTCTTTACGAATTTTTGCTCATCGCCTGGTTTTGGCTCGTAGTCAACGCCTGGATCTTTGCCAAGTTTACCAGCATCAGTCTTAGATGACTTTACGCCCTTGACGATATCTTTTAACGATTTAGCCATCGTAATCTTCCTCTTCTTCGTATTCTCTATCATCAACGTCATCATATGGCTCGTCTATTGTATCAGAGTTTTCATCTTCTGGTTCATAACCATTAGTAAACATAGAACCAGCTAGTTCTCTTTTTTTATCATCTATAGCCGCTGCGATCTTATCGGAGACTAAACTATTAAACACATTTTCAAAATCAATAGGTTGTTGATTGTAAGAGTACTTAATTAAATCTTGTACTGAATATTTATCATTATCCATAAGTTACCTCCAATTATTTATTTTTAGCTAATATCTGTAGAGCTGATTTGTATTTTGACTCATCTTGCATAGAACGATTACCTTTTTTCTCTTTCATCATTCTAACAGTCATCTCAGCCTGTCTAATCTTTTCTCTATCATCAGATGTTTGTGGAGTCTCTGCTGCACCATCATCATCTGTGTAAGGTTGAACATTTTGTTGTTGCGCATTCGGGTCATTCGGATCCATTGGTGGTTGCCATCTAGGATCGTTCATCTCTTCATCAATCTCAGCATCCATCTCTTCAATCTCATCGTCAGTCTGTTGAAGGACGTTCTTACGCATCCACTCATGAGAGTAATATTGACCAACGAGCGGCAATATTGACTGAGCAAGATTGATACGATTCTCAAGCACTTCTGCTTCTTTCAACTCAGTGAAGTAGTTGTCCTTAGCAAAGTCATAACGGATATCTTGTTGAATATTCTGGAAATCTTCAATAGACATAACCTGTTTAAGGACGAGCTGTTTCTCTAGCATACGAGTAAACATAACAGCAAACTTATTACGTAAACGAGCAATGAAACGAGCAAACTTCAATTCGTCACGGCTGACTTCAGTAGCACGACCTAATGAGAATAAAGCGTCTGAGTTGAGACGGTTAACAGGAACACTAAGAGTCTGTAAGAATTTCTTTTGGAAATATAGAACGTCATCCATCTGACCGAGAGTCTGGCCACCTGGAAGCGTAGTAACTTCAGTACCACGTCCACCCTCGCGGCGAGGCAACCAGTAATCTTCCAACAT